AACTGTTGTACCAACACCTACAGCAGTAGAATACTCAACTATTTCACCATTACCAAATCCATGATTTTCAAATACTACTTTATTATATTGTGTTGATATTCCTGTAGGTTTAACAAATAACTTTCTATTAGTTAATTTTCCACCATCTATAACTTGAATATCAACAACTGATCTTTGATTTGGTAAAGTAGAGAACTTATGTGTACCACTAGTGTTGGAAACACCCAAACCAATTGGATTTTCCCTATTGATTGCATTTAATGCACTATTGTATAATTTAACAGTTTTATTATCAATTACATCAATAAAGTAAGAAGCATTGTTAACTAGAGTATCTGTTCCAATTCCAATTCCAATTCCTTCATTTCCATTAGATTTGTATATTACTTCTTGACCGTTTTGGAATGTATGATTAGTTAAAAATGTAATAGTATCGGCAGCATCATCAACTCCACCAGAATAAATTTTCTGTCTTCCGTCAAATTCAACTTCTCTTGCTTTATTAATAATTATTGGTTCTAAAACTGCAGTACCATTACCACCATTAACGTCAATACTTATAACTTCATTAATATCAAATCCCTGAGGATCAATAAAGACTTTAGTAATAGAACCTTCTATTACTGGTTGTATTGCAGCATTTGTACCAACACCAGAACTAACATATACATTTGGTGGATTAAGGACATCATAATCAGTACCAGCAGTAACAACACTCGCAGATTTTAATGGGCCATAGTAAACTTTATCCTCAGATTTATAGTTAGTAATTTCTACACCATTGATCATTACACCAGTTGTTCCTGGTTCTGTCTCTGTTTGACTTGCTCTATTTGAAGATGGTGTTAATGCAAACTTCTTAAGTGACTTTTGAGCTGATATTACTTCTGATCTTTGAGAATTTAATATAAACTTATGATTACCAGCAGTTGATTTTAATGGAATATAGGTAGCACTTTCAATAGATGCTCTAGATCCATACAATCTAATCTTCTTTTTATCAGTAGAAACAATCTCACAGTAATATCTACCAGTTTCTAATCCAACATAATGAGTACCAGATGGTTTATAAAAGATTTCATCACCTGTAAAGAAAGGAACAGGTTCACCAAATACAACAATACTGTATTGATCTAGTGTATTTGGTACTATACTGTCTAAACCAGTAGCTGTTGCAGACTTTACATCAGTGGTTATGACGTTTACAAAGTCAGTAGTAACACCAGATCTTCCAGATGGGAGTGAATTTGATGCAACATATGCTTCATTATTGTCTTTAATGTATAAATTTGATGTATCTGATAATAAATGAGGAAATTCTAGAGGAACTGCGGTACTAACTGCATAATTTGGTCTTCTTCTAATATCAATTGCACCATTTCCAGTGTAACCATCTGCTAATTGGATGGTATTATCATCAATTACTGAAATAATTGTACTTTTTAAAGCTCCATTGGTAAAACTTTCGACAATATTTGATCCAGTTCGGACAATTTCTACTTCATCACCTTTTTTTAGACTAGATCTATCAATTTTTGCTGCTGTGGTAAACTGACTTACAGCAACAAATTTAATTCCTTCAATAAAATACCTACAACTTGTGTTATAAATCCATGAATTTGCAAAAATTTGCTTAAATGTTGCGTCTGTTGCTGGATTTTCTATAAAATCACCAACATTTTTAACTGAAATTATCTGACCTTCGTTAATATTAACGTTTTCGGATACTTGTTGGAAGTCTGCTAGAACACCAGTAAGTCTTAATTCCACTGGTTTGGTAACATCTCCATCTTCAAAACCATAATAAGTGTTATTACTTCTTATTTCATCTGCTTTTTTAATAGAAACACCTATTCCAGTACATCCAAAGAACTGGTTAACACTCTTACTTGTATAATCAATAGATGTATTACCAGCAGATATGATAGTTCCAGTTTGACCAAACCCTACAGTTGAGTCAACACTGATTACTGAATCACCAGCACCAACAGTATCAAGACATCTTGTTGCTTGTGTTATATCAAAATTACCTTGAATTGTTGAATCAGAGTCATCAAAACCGATAAAGAGTGATAATTTAAAGTAATTTTGAACAGTTGTTAATGCAACACCAACTCTACTAAAACTTTCAACCTCAGATATTGAAGCACTAGTGTTAACATCCGATGTTTTAAACAGTGTTTGACCTGCTAATTTAGTAACATCACCACTAAGAGCCTCAGCAATTACAACTTCTCTTCTAACATAGTTTGCTGCAGATGGTTTTAATAGATATTCCTCTAAATTTACAACTTTTGGAGTTTCATCATAAAGTGCATTAAATAAGATTCTGAATGATTCGTCTGTTCCTTTAGCGTTATATAATGATCTTGCTTCTTTTATAAACGTACCAGCATTCAAATTTGGATCAAAATCAACATCTTCTAACCCTGGTGTGAGAGAAAACTTGAGTTTTTTATAAAATTCTTGTAAAAATAGAGTACTTAAGTTTTGTACATAAGATCCTGATAGATGATCTGCAGTACTGGAAGTGGAAAATGTTAATTCTTCTTGATTTAATTCCTGATGATAACTTGTAATACCACTAAAACCACGTTTAGCACCTGTAAAACTATTAGTTGTTACACCAGTATAAGTTATAATCTCATCATTAATCTTTAATAAACCCCATTCACTAGGAAATCCCTTTGTACTAGAAACAGGAATTGTATCACTACTTGTAGTAATTCCAGTAGAAAGGGTTGTTGACCCAATAACAACATCTGGGGTTAAATTATCTAATTTTAAATATTGATCTAAATTCTCAGAGATGTCAACAGTACCTCCCTGATATTCTTGGGAAATATAATATTGCTTTAAAAATTCTACTGCATTGGGACTTTCACTCAATACATATTCAGGCAGCTGATTTTCAATGATTTGTTGAACCTTTACTTTCGGTTCAAAACCAGTATGTATCATATTATTCTCTTATTAATTTTCCGTTAAGATAACTTGAAGTATAGAAGTCCTTAATAAAGCTAGTTCCAGTAATTTCATCACCTGAACTTATCACATCCCTAACCATATTTATTGTACTTTTTGAAAGACTAAAATTAAGATATAGTTCCTTTAATCCAACTACATCATTGGATTCTGGGATTGCTTGTACTTCTACAACACCAGTATTGTTAAGTGTTGATGTAATATTCACAGTACTAAGAAGAATTTCTCCTTTTATATAATCTACGGTTCCTGCAGAACCAATAACAGTATTTTCAGTTCCATCATCCAATATTTCCACCATAGAAAGAATACCTGTCTTCATATCGGGATTAGGAGTGTCTGTAAGGTAAACAGTTCTAATATTATTAGATATTGTAAACCCAGTGGACTTAATATTCCTTCCTGCTGCGTTTACATGGAATTGATTACCATAACATAGTTCATATTGAGCAAATTGGTTAATTGCTGCCTTCAAATCCCTTCTAATACGCACACGTGTGATATTAGAGGTAATAGCAGTATCAGTACTATCAATTACTTGCTGTATTTTACTATATTTGAATCTTCCACCAAATTTATTCATATCTACAGAATTTGAATATGCAGTTAGTGAATTCATGACCTTTGTTTTAAGTGCATCTGAAGTAGAGACCTTATTTTCGTCAAAATATACTCCAGAATCAATTTCCACATATAGTATCTTAAGATCTTCAATTTTTTGGTTAATACCAGATACAGCGTATTGCTTTAATTGTGATAAAATCCTAGTTTTGTTAAATGCTGATACATATGTACCATTTTTGGGTTTTATGCTAATTGTAACAGTACCAAACTCAGGTGGATCCATTTCTTCACCACCAACAACTGCAACTGACTCCGTATCAGGGTAAATCTTCTTTACTATAGCCTCATAATCTCTAGGTGTAACCGCCCTGTACTGGGAGGAATAGATTCTAGGTGCATAATACTTAATTGAGTTAATAGACTCGACTTCAGACCCATTTGTGGATGTCTGAATGGTAGCCACACTAGGAGTTGATGTTAGAGTGATAGATCCACCTTGTGGATTAACAATTCTTCCCGCAAATGAGAAACTATTACCATTTCCAATGCCATTTCCGTCTTCTCCATCAGTAATAATGTACTGAACAGTGATTATAGAGTCATTTTCTAGTTTTTTACCAATTATTCCATCACCAAACATCAATTCATACCTTTCATCCTGCACTTCTTGTACTAAAAAGATTTCTGAGTTCGAATTTACGTCTAAAATGTTGTCAACTAGAGAATATTCTATTCCAAGTGACCCAACTGCGTCGCTAGGCCCCTTAACATACACTTTTATAGTCGAAGTATCAATATGTGGGTTGTCTAAAACGAATCTTTGGTCTAATGAACCGTCAACTGTGAAGATTTTGCTAAGAAATGTACCCTCTTTGATTAAAATATTGTTAAATGACGCTACAAAAGTGCCTGGAGAGGGTTCTGATATAGGTGCAGAGATGTCTTCGGACGTTGAGAACACATATGAGGTGTTATTTGCGTCTCCTACACACACTAAACCTGCTCTTATAGTCGCTGTAGGGGTTAAATTTAGCGAAGTTATGTTTAGACCTACATCAAATGATACTTCTGCTGTGGCTGCCGTCCTAGAACGGGGTACATAACCTATATTTCTTGCTAATGAGACGACATTTTCTCTAACTGTTGCTGAATCTAGGAAAGATTCGTTCACAACCATGTTTGAGTTGAATGCTGTAATATACGTATTATAAGCTAAAGTGTCTATAAGGACAGAAAAGTTCGATCCTTCAAAGTCAAAGTCCGTAAAAGTGGTATTAGCACGGAGATATGACTTGATTGATGTTTTTATTTGATCAAAATCAAGATCTGTAAATTTAGTAAAAGGCATGTTATCTTGTTGCCTCTAAGAGGAATGAATATTCTTGTGTTGGAAACTCTTGTCCTATAATATCAAAAATAACGGTAACATCAAAAGCATTATCATCTATATTTGGGTTTACCACTACGTCTACATTTTCTATTCTTGGTTCGAAGTTATCTAATGCAATGGCTATCTGCTGTCTTATAGTAGACGCAGTACCGAAATCAACGAATTCAAATAGGTTTCTTCGGACATCTGATCCTAACAGAGTATTAAAGAATCTTTCAGTAGGAATTGTTTGCACTATATTTCTTACTGACCTACGAATTGCATCCGCATTCTTCAATACTTGTAAATCATTTGTTACAGGATGAGGTTTAAAAGACAATGAAATGTCTTTAAATGCTCTAGATATCCTCTTAATCGCCATTAGACAAAGGTTTTTTATTATTTATACTGGTTTTCCCATAAAAAAAGTGCCTCTTTCGAGACACTGCGGTTATTTTCCTTGTCCTCTGTACTTTTTACGAGCCGAGTTACGGGATGTTGCCGAATATTTTGAGTGTTTTCCGCTTCCTTGACGAGTTTTTTTGGGTGTTGCCTCCTTAAGAGCATTAGTACTTGAATAAACTGCCATTATTCCTCCATGTTAATTTTAGTTTTTACTGTATCAGGGTGTGGAGAACCTGTTTTGTAGAATTCAATCGCCAAGTCCTCCATTTGATCGAAGTATTCGTTCTGAGAGAGGTTTGAGTATACCTCCTTCCCATCTATGAGAATACTATATGATTCTTGTCTTTTCATGTCCTACACGCACACGTGGATCGCACCAGATTTCGTAACCTGCTTCTATCGCATCAAGACAGAAAGAAACGTCTTCACCGCACATGTCCTGTACTTCGCCACTTTCGAAGACCTGCATCTTAGGTGCGAACCATGGATAAGGCATACCTTCGTTTTCAAATACTCCCTTTTTAATAAGAAGCCATCCGAAACCTGTGTAGTCCACTGTGAAAGGTTTCTTTCTCTTTGAGATACTATCTACTGTTTCATGATTCATGACTCCACCGTTGTTACGGAAATCATCTTCTTCTAACCAGTGAGCAACTGAAGTTGTTTTACCATCTTCTGTAGCATACCAACCTGCTGCTATATCTTTTTCCATTAAGACTAACTGAAAGAACTTCTCAGAATTGAAGACTATATCTGAGTCAATCCATAGTTGCCAATCATATTTTAGTTTTCCATCCCATGGTAATTGCTTAGGCCCTCTGAGTACGTTTGCACCCAAACATTTACAACGGGCGAAATTTACCATTGATGAATAATCTTGAGATATCTGTATACTTGCACCAGCCTGAACCAAGTCAAAGCATAGTTGTACGAAACTCTTTAAGTATTGGTATGAGACTCCTCGGCCTGGTAAGCAGAAAACTATTGCCTTTCCCTTCACCAACTGCTTCGCCTTCTCATAGTCCCATTCTTGCACTTGCTTTTGTGCAGTCGGTGCTTTTGTCTTCACCGTGAATCCTTTAGCCATAAAAATTAAATTCCTTCAATTCAATCATATCACATTATATAGGTGTTGTCAATCAATCTGAGTTTTCGGTTATTATCACTTCCTGATCTACCAAGTTCCATTTAAGTTCCGTATCTTCGAACCATCCCATCTCATTAATTATTGCTTCTGGTATTATTACCTTGTACTCCCCAGTTACGTTATCGACTTCTATGGCCGAAAAAATATGTCCGAAATTTTTTTGCATAAATGAAACGACCTTACATGTTTTTATATAGGGGAAAAAATTTTTGTATAAGGGGAAACATTTATCTCGCTTCCGTAACACTTTGTAGGTTAGGTTCCCATTCGGTTTTAATATAAGGGGGGATCGGCCCCCTTACACTGTCTGGCTAACTAATAATCATACTGCTTGACCTGTTCGGCTGTGTCTATCAGATTTGAGATGCCATCCTGTTGTAATTTCAAAACTACCTGTGAGTTCTTATTGGCTTTGCTTAGGCCTAAAAATGCTTTGATTCCGTTGTTGCTTGTTAGTCTAAGTCTGAGCCCTGTGTCCATTATAGCTCCTGTGATTGCTGATCTTAAGATGACCTTACGGCTGCTCTGCCCTTTCCAATCTCTTTGAAATTCGGCCGTCCAGCCCTTCTTAAGTAATTGAACTGTCTTAAGGTGTTCTTCTTTGACTATATGCACCTGCTTGGCCTGTGTGTCGTTGATGACCATGACCATGCCATGATTATCCTCTAACATGACCTGCTTGAGCCATGTGGTTAGGTCTTCAGATCTAATGGAGCTCAGTTGGTTGTTGCAATGGCTGGCGAAGTACTGACGGAAGTTTTCAACTTGTTTTTCTGCTTCGGGTGTGTCTCTGTATAACTTAGTCAATAGTATGAAATCTTCAAACTCTTTGGTGTCTACTAGGCCATCTATCTTAGAAGTGTTAACCCAGTCAAAAGACCCATTCTTTAGCCCCTTCTTATGCTTGATTGAAATATTAACGTCACCTGCCTTTGCGTCTGCTTTGCTCTTTGTTCCCCCGAAGTGCTTAACCTCTTCAGCGAATAGGCCAGTCTCATTTAGAAAGTCTATTGTATTAAGTTCGTTTTTAATACCTGATGTGTGGACTGAGCCGTCTGTTTTGAACATTGAGTTTACTCCGTGTTTGTTAT